TATCAGCTTCAGTGCCAGATATAATCACCTTAAATATTTCTTTAAACTTACTACGTACAACTTCAGGTGTAGAAGATTTAATAGCTTCAATACCCATAATCTTGAGTTTAGGTTCAGCAAACTGTACACCTTCAGAATTATGTACGTTTAATATATATCGTTTCTTTGCAGTCCATATACCACGATCAGCGATAACTTCACGAGCCATCTCCATACGAGGCTTGTGGCATGCCATGTTATGATATAATTTATCATATGACTTTGCCATCATAGGTTCAAAGTGTTCTTGGCAAATTTTATCTAAGAACTTTACAGGATCGTTAGGATTAAATTTATTGACAAGAGGACCCATGTTAATATAAACAGAATCGGTATCGATAGCCAGGACATAATCTTTCTCCGTTTGTAGTAGCTTATTCATTTCTTTGTTGATAGCTTTCTCTGCCCAACGTATAACTGTTTGACCTGTAAGAGTTACGCCTTCAGCCATACGTAAATCAAAGTACTTAAAGTACTGATTGCCTAACGCACCATAAAGAGAGTTCATAAGAATTTTAATAGCCATTTGCTGGTTATGAAGCTTATTGATTTCTTTTTCTAGTTCAAATGTTTTTTCTTTTTGATAAGCTTTTTCTGCAGACAACATTTGTTTCTTTATAGAAGATCTATCGGAATAGTATTCAATAATAAGATTAGGAATAACACCGTCTTTTTCTTTTGTATATGTTGAGCCATTAGCAGCAACTGCTATGTTTCTTTGGCGTTGTGCTGGATGTATAGGATCTTTATCTTGTAAATATAAATCTACACCACTAGGCAACATATCACAAGGATTTTGCATTAGTGTTTCAGGAGACATATTCCATTGCACAATAATATTAGGATACAGAGAGTTTAAATCAAAAGACACAACCCAATCATGTGCACCGACTTGAGGATCTTTTACATAACCACCAGCAAAAGACATGTTATCTTTATTGCCTTGAGGTGTGTAATCGCTTTGTGGTACTTGATTAATACTTGGAGCTATCTTCATACTAAGTAGTTTACGATATATGATTGATTCCCATATCGCAGTGGTACCAAACGTATCTTGATAATTAACACCACCTTTATAAGCCACAGTCATAGCAAGTGTAATCAATCCCATCTTATCTTCAAGGCGATCAACCAATTGTACATCTTTCATATTATAGTCAATGTACTTTTGGAAATCATCTTTATATAGATTTTTAAGAGAACCAGATTCTTCGTATGATAGTTTCTTTTCACCTAGAACTACATACGCAATATGATCAAGCTTATAAGATTCTTGAGCACCATAGGCATATCCAAACTTTTGAAATAACTCTAGATAATCTAAGACTTGTATGCCTTTAATATCATACGTACTTTGCGTACGATTCATACGTTTTACATTGCGGTGATCGATTAGACCCCATGGAGAAAACTCTCTACATCTATCAAGGCCAAGCACACGATTAATACGATTTATAAGATAAGGTATATCAAAGAACCTAACATTCCAACCTGTAATAACATCAGGCACATGCTGTTCTTTTTTCCAATGTTCTAAGAATCGTGCAAGTAATTCATTTTCATTACTGCACTTAATATACTTTAGTGGTTTTATAAGCGCAGCTTCTTCATCGTAGTCTTGTAAACCAAACACATAGTATATGCCATCTATATTATTTTTCAATGTAATAGCGAGCACAGTTTGATCTGCTACGTCTGGATCAGGAAATCCACCTTCATATTCTGTTTCGATATCGATAGTGGTGACATTAATTTTGTCACGATCAAATGCAATATCTTTAGGAAACTTTTGAGTAATATATTGATGCATATAATTAGTGGTACCATATATATTGAAACCACCTACATCGTTATATTGTTCGAGCCAGTCACGTGCTTCTCGCATCGTGGCAAACTCAACTTCGCCAATTGGCATGCCGTCTAAGCCGTGCCATCCAGTTTGTGTTTTGGATGGAACATAAAATTTTGGCTTAAACTTTTCTTTTCTAAAAACTTTTTTACCGGAGCCGTCATAGCCCCGGTAAAGAATATAATTTGAATAACGAACAATATTGGTATAAAACATAGAGTTATTCTACCACAGTTCACAGCAATTGTAAACTATTATTTTAACCTTCAACTAAAGCAATTGCATCCATTTGTGATTGGTTAATACGTTGAATTACTGCTTTATCGAGAGTTCCTGTTTCATGATCTTCAAGACGCTTTTGAGCATAAAATACAATCATTTGTTTTACGCCATTTTCACCCGCATTTGCTGCTATCCAGCCATCGCGATCTTTTCCGTCTTGTGTAGCACAGGCATCGAGTAATTCTAATGCTTTTGTTTCGTTTAATTGATCAGCGCAATCTTGTACGCTTTCTTTTAGACCTGTCGGTAATGAGTCAATTGACATTTTAATCCTCCAGTAGTTTTGCAAAGGTGGCAGGTCCTGCTACACCATCTGCTGTTAGTCCATTTGCTGCTTGCCATTCTTTAAGAGCGCGTTCAGTGCCAGGACCAAACGCTCCATCAGCTGTAATACCTAAAGCTTCTTGCATGATTTTTACACCATCACCACTTGAGCCTTTACGTAATACACCAATGTCGTCAATGATATCTTCAATATCATCGTCTTCTGCTGCGATATCTTCTGCAGTCATGCCTAAGACTTTCATAGCGTGCATGTAACGTTTCTTACGATCGTCTAATCCAATGCTTCCACCATTAATTTTCTTAGTCATTAACTTAACATTATCACCATCAGCGATATCATTGAGATTGTTTGTATCCCAAAACCAGCATGCAGATTCAACTGCACCAGCAGGCGTTGCAACGTATTCTGCAGCCTCTTCTGCTGTCATATCTACAGATGCACCAAATTTTGTATAGTTATCGCGTCCTGTTAATTGTTTGAGTCCACGACCTCTAAATAGCCAACCGTCACCTTCTTCAACATTACCCATTTTATATTTACGAAACTCGTCCATATAAACATAGTTAGCAATCATTTCAGGCTTACGATGATATTCATCTGCATCACGCTTAGGTGCATCACCAAAATAACGACCAAACACAGCACGTAAAGCTTTAGCTGAATAGTTTAAATTTTCTTCTAGTCGTTTAAAGCCTGCACTTTCATGCGCGCATTGTGATAGGAAGTGTGCAACTCTACGTTCTGTAGTGATACCATACTTAGGTAGTAGATCGCATAGAGCGTCATACCAATTATCTGCATCATCAGAGATAATTTCTCCTAGATGCTCCTTTGTAAAATCAAAGTCAAAGCTCATTAACTTTCCTTTTTATCTGTTACAAACTCGTATAGCTTATCAGCTTGCGCCTTGATTTCTTCTGGCGTAATAGCTTTTGGGACATAGGCTTGCCATGCTTCCATAGCTTGTTCACTATTCTCTTTAGCCATATCCATCATTTTATTCGCTAACGTCATTTGCATGTCGTATTGTTTATCCATCATGTCCTTGGCCATTGCAAGAACGTCGTATCGTATTTGATAAGGGTTTGCCATATCTTTTCTCCTGTGTGTATACCACGTTAAATCTATATCGTGGTACATTGTGTTAACTAAAGTATTTATTCAACATTTCTAGATGGTCTTCATATTTTGCCATCTCTTCCAGTTCTTTTTCAATTGCATCCATAATATCTGAATGCTCACCTACACCAACTGGATTTGTGAGGTAAACTTCCACATTTAATTTGTGTTTATTAATATGTGCTTGAGCGTGCTCACGAGCAGCACGAATCATTTTATCTCTCATTCTTCAATTCCCATCTTTGTTAGGTAATCAATAATCTCTTGACGCTTAGCTTCTTTCTTTTCTCTAAAATTCATCTTAGTACCTTTAACTAATTTTTTAGAATTTTCTAACCAAGCATGCATAAGCTCAGGCGTCCACTCTGGATTCTCTTCAGCCCAAGCGCTAAACTTCTTACTATACTTATAATCGCCTTGAGCTGTACCTCTATTCATAATGTTCCAAAGGTTTGGTCCTGTTTTATTTTTGCCACCTTCTTCAATGCTATGACAGCTAGCACATTTTTTAAATGCTTTATCTGCATACGCAGTTGTAGACAATAGTACGATAGCAACTGTAGCTAATAATTTCTTCATGTTCTGCTTCCTCTTAATGCAAAAAATAATCCACCAACCCATAGTAGTACATGTAAGTTATCATATAAAACAACATCCATAAAACTTTCAGGTTGGCCTATCCATATGACACCTGTCATAATAGAACAAATAACAATACCGCAAAAGCGAGTAAGTAAATCTCCTAAGTCCTGTATCCAAAAATCCCAAATAGGTGTTCCATCTATTTTCGAAACCATAATACCACTTAGCAGTAATCCTAATCCAGCTCCTATCTCTCCTAGAGTTACAAAAGCCCATACGATAAATGGTAATCCCCACGCTTCTGCAGTCTCTGCATCAATAGGCCATTTATCAAATCCTTGTTGTAAAAAAACAATAGCCAATGGAATACGTAGTAGCCAATGACTAAAACAAAATTCGGGTATTCTTCTAATAATGTTTCTCATTTTATTTCCTAGACCAATGGGCCAGCTT